CGAGCCTGGCTCGTACATCCGCGTACTGACCACCAGCACTACATACTCAGCACAAAACAACGGTGCGATTACCGACGCTGGCACACTCGTCTCAATCAGCTCCATCGAGGATGGTAATTACACCGCGCTTATTTACGATCCTGCATCCGGACAAATTACCGAGCAGAGCATCACAATATCCGCAGGCGTTGTCCTTGACGACAATGTGCATGGCTGTCTTTTCACGCTGCTGACGCAGCAAAACAACCAAGCGATCTACCAAGTGGAGCAGCTAACCATTGAAGAGGACGGCCTGATCAGCATCTCAGCCATCCACGTTCCTGTGGACGAGAACGGCGCTAGCCTTGTTGCAGCAGACATTTTGACCGGCACGTTTGAGGTGCAGGAGTAATGACGTTTCCAGCACTGGTTCCAACAAGCCGCGAGTTCAGCCCAGGCGACTGGCCTGTTAAACGTTTCAATTCGCAGTCAGGATCCGAAATTCGTATTTTGTACGGCAATCAGCGCAGCAATGCAAAGCTGTCGCTGAGTTACGACAACATTTCCGATAGCAACGCTCAGTTATTTTTGACCGACTACGACGCGCAATACGGCACGCTCCGTACATTTGATCTACCTGCTGCTGTGCTGACTGGAACATCGGTTGCGATGCAAGCACCAGCGGGCAGCAAGTGGCGCTATGAAGCCGAACCACAACTGCGATCTGTTCGCCCCGGTCGCAGTAGCGTTACAGTAAATCTGGTGGCTGTCATCTAATGGCCAAAGTATTTACTGGCAAAGACGGCGCCCTGCTGATTGACGGTGCCACCCAACTCAAGGTCACAAACTGGACCATGACTGGCAGCGTGGAGATGCTGGAGACCACCAGCCTCGGCAACGCGCAACGCACATACGCCCCTGGCGTCCAAGAATTCAACGGTAGCGCCACGCTTCTGTACTACAGCGATGACGCCGAGCGCAACGACGCAGCCGACGCACTGCGCAAGGTCTTGAAGGTTGACGGTGTAAGTGACGGCGACACCGTAGTAATCCGTCTGCGCCTTATTCAGGGCAATACAAATCACGACGTTTCTTTTACTGCCTATATCACCAGCGTTTCGTTTGGCGCCAGCGTCGGTGAAATTACGTCAGCACAAATCAGCTTCCAGACAACTGGAGCACTTAGTGAGGTGACGTTGTAATGGGAATTTACCTCGGAAATATCGGCAACATCGAGCTGACACGCAAATCACTCGAAGGCTTCAAAGAATCTGTTGTCAATCCATCTGACGTAAACGGCACACGTCACCGTTTCAGTTTCGATTTCAACGAAGGTTTTTTGATTAGCGGCGACCTCGTTGCCATCAGCACGACAGACGGCACCGACCTCGACTTTGTGTCGCCCAGCGGCTGGAGCGACGGAACCGTCCACGAGAGCGGCAAGTGGTACGTCTTTGTCGACGAGCTTGGCGGCATCCGCCTGTACGACAACTTCAACGACAGCCTGGAAGGAAGTACCGCCGGACTTGTTGAACTTGCCGATATCAACCGCGACATTCCCATCAAAGTTGAAGTAGAAGATCTCGCAGGCAGGCTGCTCGCATCAATCAGCGACTACGAACTGAATACAACACGCGAAACGGTTGACATTACAGCACTTTCGGACGAGCACCGCCAGCAATACAGCAGCCTGATCAGCGGCAGCGGTCGGCTTACTGCGCAGTGGGATTACGTCAACGAGCTAAATCAAGAACCAGTGCATTACCTGATGCAACTGGTACTGCGCACGGAGATTGGCTCTGCCTTCCACGCCAAGTTTTTCATCAAAACCTTGGGTGCCACTGCAAATGCCGGATCTTTTGCTGGCTCGCAGGTCAACGATCAAGTGTGGTGGGAATTTGATGCGATAGTGACGGGTAGCGCCACAAGTTTTGCCCCTGGCGACATTGTGGTTTCGACAATTGATTTTGTAGCTACAGGACCGATCCGCTTGCGTGCCAACACAACGCCACGCCGCAAGTTGCTACAAGAGACAGGTGATCCTATTGTGCTTGAACAGGGCGGAGGCTATCTGCTCTTGGAAGACAGCGATGTCTAAACTGAGTACACCGGAACGAGAGGCTAGCTGTGTCTGACCTGAAGATCAGCGAATTACCCCAGCTAGCTGGCGCAAACCTTGCCGCCAACGACCTGCTGGCCGTCGCTGATACCAGTGCCAGCGAGACACGCAGCATCACGATCTCGGATGGCATCGGCAAGGCTGTCACGCTGATTGCCGACGACACAATCCCGAGCGCGAAAATCCTGTTCGCTGCTGGCTCAGTACCAGGCAGCGCCATTGAAGGCGAGACGGTCAATACTTCCCAGCTCGCCAACGACGCTGTAAACGCTGCCAAGCTTGCCAACAATTCGGTAACGCGGCTTGTCAGCACGCTTCCAGCAACTGGTGACTTCACCGGCCAGTTCGCTCTCGATACCGACGACCTCAAGCTCTACTGCTGGAACGGCTCCGCTTGGCAAGCAATCAAAGCCGGCGGCTCGGTCAACACCGTAGTCGGTGGCAGCGAAGGCGTCGTAAATGTCACCGTCACTCAAACCGGCGATAGCGTCACCCTTAACACCACCCTCGACAACACAGGTGCTGCCAGTCAGTTCTTAGCTGGCCCAACGTCCGGCGCTGGCTCCGTCACCTATCGCGTGATTGCTCCGGCAGATCTGCCGACTGCCACCACCACGGACAAGGGTGCTGTTCTGGTGAATGGCAACGGTCTCGCCATGAGCGGGAACCAGATCGTCATTGATAACACGGTCACTCAAAACACGAGTGCGTACCACGTTGTTCGCTACAACGCCAAAGGCTTAATCACCGACGGACGCGCTCTGATTGGCGCGGATGTACCAGTTGCCACATCTGGAACGGTCGGTGTTGTCGCCCCTGGCGCTGGTCTTGGCGTCAACGCTGCTGGCACCATCAGCCACACCAACACCGTCACACCCGGCACCTACGAAAAAGTCACCGTTGATGCCGAAGGACACGTCACTGCAGGCGGGAACCTAGTCAGTGCAGATCTGACTGACATTGAATTCAGTGCCAGCCAAGTTACCAGCGGCACTCTTAGCTCTGCGCGATTGCCTCCTAATGGCATTGAAGGCAGCAAATTTGCAAACTTCTCAACTACAAAATTTGGAGGAGCAGCTTCTACTACAAACGTAGTTGACTTCCCTGCCGCAGACTACTCCGGGCAATTCTTTTACGACGTTACCAACGAAGATCTGTACTGCTATTCAGGTACAGGTTGGATTCCAATTACAGCCGTTAGTGGCGAAATTGTTTTTGCTGGAACCTTTAACGCATCCTCGGGCGCAGGACAAGTGGCGGCTGTAACTGCCGCTGGTACCGCTATTGGATTGACCGCAAGTGCCGCTCTGCCTGCGGCTAGCGCAAGTAACACAAGATATTATTTAATTGTCTCGGTTGGCGGCACACCTAGCGGTGGTAACGCTCCAAACGTGGCAATGGTTGCGGGCGATTTGATTATATCTACGGGAAGTGCGTGGCAATACATTGGGGCAAGTGCAACAGCAGGTGCATCTTCTGTCAGTGTCGCAAGCATTAGCGGATTAACTGCTACAAATGTGCAAGCCGCATTGGCGGAACTGCAGCTAAACAAAGCAGCACTATCAGGCGGAACCGGAGCAATTTTCACTGGAAACATCACGCTAAATAATGCAAATTTAATTTTTGAAGGAGCAACTGCAGACGACTACGAGACAACTTTGACCGTTGCTAATCCAACGACGGACAATTTGATCACTCTGCCTAATCAAAGCGGCAACGTACTTGTAAGTGGCAACGCCAGCATCGTTAATGCAGACATAAACGCTAGTGCTGCGATTGCCTACAGCAAACTCGCTGCCTTGACCAGTGGCAACATCCTTGTTGGCAACGCCTCGAACGTTGCGACTTCGGTTGCAATGTCGGGTGATGTCACTATCAGTAATGCAGGCGTCACCGCTATCGGTAGCGGCGTCATTGTTGATGCAGACGTAAATACCAGTGCCGGTATTGCATTTAGCAAACTCGCATCGCTGACCAGTGGCAACATATTGGTTGGCAACGGCAGCAACGTGGCTACATCCGTCGCCATGTCCGGTGATATCACGATCAGCAATGCCGGTGTAACGGCAATCGGCAGCGGCGTAATCGTTAACGCCGACATCAACGCATCTGCCGAGATCGCAGTCAGCAAACTGGCTAACGGCACTGCACGCCAACTGCTTCAAACCAATGCTGCCGGCACTGATGTCGAGTGGGCCAGCAACATCAGCATCCCTGGCACACTCGGTGTCACCGGTGAAACAACCCTTAAAGAAATTAAAGAAACCGTATACAACATGTCGAGTGGATTTGCCCTTGACCCAGCTAATGGCACAATCCAATACAAGTCTTTAGGTAGTAACGCAACTTTTACTGATAGTCTTGAATCTGGTCAATCTTTGCTTCTGCGTTTGGAGAACGGATCAACCTATGTCGTTACTTGGCCAATAATTACTTGGGTCTCAACCAACGGGAATATTGCGCCTATTTTGACGGCAAAAGATACAATCGCTTTCTGGAAAATTGACACAACATTGTATGGTGCCTACATCGGCTCCTATGTGGCATCATGATTAGCAAAATTCTTCTGGCCGCTGCATACCGACCTTCGGGCGCCTTTGGGGAGCGCTGGTTGCTTAACCTAAGCACTACTAATGATGATTTTGCCGAGGCTATAACGTCGGATCAGTCCGGTAATTTGTTTGTGGGCGGGTACACCGATTATGTAGTTGATGCTGCTATAGAGCGCAGAATGTTTATTGCACGTATAAACAAATACGGCTCACTTTTATGGATCCGAAGATTACAGGGCTTGGTTAATGCGCCAGGGCTTGCTTGTGATAGCGCAGGTAATGTTTTTGGTATATCTAATGGGCTGGGCTTGTCCGAGCGCCGAGTGTATAAAGTTTCAAGCTCTGGTACGTTTAATTGGCAAAAAGAATTATTCATTAGCGGTGGAATAGGTTTATTAAAGGGAATTGCTGTTGACAGCGCAGGTAATGCGATTGTGTGTAGCGCCTCTGGCTATGTCATAAAGTTAAGCAGCGCAGGCGCCATTGTATGGCAAAGAAAGCTTTCTGCCGTTTTTAACTCAGTAACCATTGACAGTGAAGATTCAATAATTGTGGCGGGCAGCTACACACGCGACCCACTTGGCACAGCCTCACTGGCAGTTAAATTTAATTCAGCCGGTACTGTTCAGTGGCAAAGATTCTCTGATTCATTCGGCACTTTTAATAACTCTTATGTTTCCGTGTCTGTTGACGCAGAGCGCAGGGTGTATGTAACGGGTAAAAATTCAGTGGGCACTAACGTTTTGGCGTACTCGGCATCTGGCACATTGCTTTGGGCTCAAAATATAACCGGAGGCAACTTAAACCCTTCAAGTGTTAAAGCCTACGAAAACAATGTTTTTGTTTCTTTTACTGAAGTAGATATACCCGACAATCTTGTCTATGTCAAATTCAATAGCAGCGGCGGCTTTGTATGGCAAAGGCGTCTAGAAAAAACAGGTTGTTACTCCTCTTCCGCTCAAGTAACTACTAACAATAGTATTTTGTACTACGCTGCCGCAACTGTCGCTGCTACGGCTTCTACAACAAACGAAGATGTTTTGATCACATCATTGCCTGCGGATGGCACACTGACAGGTACATACGGCTCGTTGACTTACGATGCGAGTACCTTCAGCTCTGCTGCGGCAACTTTGGACACAGGCACACCGTCTTTGGCTGCAACCACTACTTCCGTCACTGCCAGTGATGTGTCCACAGTGCTCGACGCGGTTACAATGACTGCATCACTAACCCCCTTGTAAGTCATGCTGGGTTTTTTAGGCGCGGACAATACCGTGCAATATCCAGTATCGCGGGATGATTTGTGCAAGAAATATCCGCATGTAAGTTTCCCTGCTGATTTAGAAAAAGCCGATCTCAAAAGCTACGGTGTAGTCAAAATCAAAGAAGAGCCCGTCCCTATTTGCGACTACCGAACCGAGCACGTAACAGAGCGTTCGGTGGAATTTGTCGATGGCGTCTGGGTAAAGAGCTGGGATGTACAGCCTCTATCGCTAGAGCACCAGCAGCAACTTGTTAGCAATCAATCTTGGCGAGTACGACAGGACCGCGACCAACGCCTCGCCGCTTGTGACTGGACGCAACTTGCAGATGTCAAGCTTGACGCGCAACAGCAGTCAGACTGGAGGAAGTACCGCCAAGCTCTGCGTGATGTGCCGTCCCAAGGCGGCTTTCCGTGGAACGTGACCTGGCCCACACAGCCCTGATCCGATGATCACCCCCGCTAGCTACGACATCACGATCCTCCAGAACTCCACCTGGAAGGGCACGTTTCGCGCCACGCAGAATCGGCAGACAGTAACCAGCATCAGTATTGCTGGCGGCACGCCTACCTTTAACTGCGACTGCCACGGGTTAGTCGCAAACGACAAGGTGGTGTTTACGGGTGGCACAACCATTCCCTGCGGGTTGACGTTGAACACGGTGTATTACGTGATCAGCGCTGGGCTTACCACGAGTGCGTTTCAAGTTTCCGCCAGTAGCGGCGGCAGCTCGATCAGTGTGACCGGCACAGCCACTGGAACGTTCTATGTTGCTGAACCTATTAACTTGACGAGCTATGGAATTGATTCTGATATTCGCACACTGATTACCAACGAAGCACTAAGCCCTGCGGTGCAATTTACAAGCACTATTACAAGTGCTGCAAACGGCGAGTTCCAGCTTTCGCTAACTCCCGAGCAAACAATCGCTATCGAGGTCGGGCGCTACGGCTACGACGTCAGCCTGACTACTGCTGGCGGTGAGCGTTACTATTGGCTTACGGGTGTTGCCACCGTGCAACGTACTTATTCGCGGAACTGATCCATGTCTTCCGAAGTGCAGATTGCGGTCATCGACCAGCAAGATACGCAGATTGTGCTGGCAGTTCCAGGCGTGCAAGGCGCCACGGGCAGCGAAATTGCCGCTGGTGGCACCGCCAACCAAGTGCTCCGGAAGGCGAGCAGCACCAACTACGACACCAATTGGTCCTTAGTGACTAATGCGATGGTGGACAGCAGCGCCGCCATTGCTGGCACCAAGATCAGCCCTAACTTTGGCAGCCAGAACGTCGTCACCACTGGCACGAGTACGGCTGCATCGTTCATCCCAACTAGCAGCAGCGTCCCCACCAACGGCGTTTATCTGCCTTCGGCAAACAACGTAGCCATCTCGACTAATGGCACTGGGCGGTTGTTTGTTGATGCGAGTGGGAATGTTGGAGTAGGTAATAGCGCCCCTGGATCGTTGCTGACGGTACGCTCAGCTTCTTCGCCGACAATTTCTGTAGAAAATAATACGAGCACTGGTTTTGGCGCTGTTCTTTTTAGAAACGGCGGCACAAATTATGGTCTACAAAGCAGAATAAATCTAAAAGCTCTCATTACGGATACTGCAACGGGAGCAAGCGCCTTAACATTTGAGACATCTACTGGAGATCTGGCCGCTCCTACTGAGCGGATGCGCCTGGACTCCAGTGGCCGCTTAGGTCTGGGGACTAGTAGCCCTAGTGTTAATCTCCACATATCAAGCTCAAGTAGTCCAAAACTCCGCATTGCAGATCCTGGGACTTCTGCAACTTCTTTTGGCCAAAGCAACAGCGGTTTGGAGCTTGTTGGCGGCAATGCTAATACTACTG